ATTGTTTTAGTTGTCTCGTCTTTGTTCGGAGGTATCTGTTCCGCTTCTCTGTCTAATTCTCCGGCGTCGGAACAAGCCATCATGACAGAAAAAACAACCTTGCTAAAATCTATCGACCAGAGTTCATGAATGCTTCTGAGGTCGTTAGTTGTTACGGTTTTCAAAAAGACTTGACTCATTTTTTTAATTACTCGGATTTTCTTTATTACCTTCTGACGAAAAAACTTTATCAGTATCGAAAGCGATCCGAGATTTCTTCAAAAGATCATGGTAATTTGTAAGAGGATCCATCGGTCCGACGTAATCCCTTGTCTCTGTGATTCTTTTCAAATAATGTTCAATTCTTCTTTTGACGAAATTTGTCAGTGTGTTTTCAATCTCTGAAATTTCTTCCGGCGTCAAGTCGACAACCTCTTGCGCACCTGTCATTACGTTGACAACGATTCGTTGCATGTTAGAACTCCCAGGAAATAGATGCTGTTCCGGCGTCGAATGTGTCTGTGCCTCCAGTCGTTGTCAGCCTAACTCTGTCAATAGGACCAGGGGATAGTGATTTACTGCCTGCGGTCATATTTGTGAACGCCGTATTGGATCCGGAATTTATCCCGGATGCTATCCATGAATTTGTGCTAGCATCTGCAAGTTTTAAAATCAAGTCCCCATGTAATACATTAGCCGAAACCGTCGCTGCTCCAATCAACCCGAATCCCGACGTATAGTTAGCGTTCGAGGTTCCTGCGCCAGAAGATGTCGAACACCCTCCTAAATACCCTGATACCTCTATACCACCAGAATCACCAATCTGAATAATTGGAACGCTAGCGCCATTCGTAGATATGCCGTTGAAACAAATAGAAATCCTCTTAACACCAGCAGGAATTCCGGTGAAATCAATCGAAGTTCCAGACGTTGTAGCGACTGATGCGCTTAGGGTAATGCCGGATGCAGAAGCTGCCCAACTCGCTACAGTCCCGTTGGTTGTTAAAAATTTCCCACTATTTCCAGTTTGGCTTGGGATCCCGCTAACCGCCGACCCGTCGCCCTTCCAAATCATGACACGGACAACGCTTGACGCCTCTCCTATAAACTCGATTAAATCGCCTGCCGTTGTGGTGTAGTTGGCGGCACCTGGGAGGATTAAACTTGCGCCATGTGTCAGCAAGAAAGCGCCGCCAGCAAGGGCTATTCGCTTCTGCCCATCAGCTAGAGTAACTGCGGTTATCCCAGTTGCGCCAGTGATGCGGATGTAATCGCTTGTTACCGCTGCCGAGTCAAGGTCAAGTGTTGCCGCACTTGCTACGTCAAGCCGCGCCCCTGTCCCTAGCGGAATGCGCTTAATCCATGCCGTATCACCAGCATTGCGTTGCTTCAGCCACCCTGATGTGGTGTCTGCCCACCACATATATGGATATGTTTCTGCGGGGCCAGCTGCACCAGAGTTAAGCGACTGGATCGCCTGAACAATGGCATTAACAGCAGCCCGGTAAAGCGTGCGGCTCATGTTTGCGATACTTGCGGTTGCTTGGCTCATATTTTCCTCTGGACGAAAAAAAGCCACCCGTAGGTGGCTGTTTGATTTGCTTTTATTAGGCTGGTATTTTTGCCGCTACAGATAGCGCCGCAATTGCCATGTTGTGAGATGGAGACCCTGAATCAATGGATAATCTAAACTTTAAGGCGCGCCCTTCAAAATCACCCACAAAGAACGGATGCCACGCAGACCACAGCGGAGATCCGAGCGGATCATCAGGAGTCGTGGCGCAATAAATCGTTGCATCACAATCATTGATCGCTGCGCCGTCAAAATCTTCTGGCCCGTCTATCTCTTCGTCACTGTCGAAATAATCGCCAACATCAAACGCCCTCGCTGTCAGTGACGCCTGAATGCGACGGATCGCAGACGACCCAAGATCAAGCACAGATGTAAAATCACACTCCCCATGCGTCGCTATCGCCCCGCCGTCGATGTCATCACTGCTATCAATATCCTCAGACGAATCGAATAATTCCTCTGATATAAGCTTTAGCTCACCTGCGATGACGCCAAGGTTCGTTTTCGAGCCTGCGAATGTCGGGCTTAATGTGACGCTTCCAATAGTCGTGAATCCAGTTACCATTCCTTCAGTGGCGACAAATGAAACAGTAGTGACGGAGTAGTTACACGAGCTATCTTTTGCTTTCGCCATATAGGGGCCAGTCATCAAAGCACACTGGCCTGCAACGGCGTTACCGTCGAATTCCTGAACGATATAGCTTGCTTCCCACGTTGCGCCAGAGACTAGCGCAGAGTGCCTAACGACAATCCGCCCGCCTACACGAACGTCAAGATCAGGCGACAAATCCCACGCAGGCAACGCCAAACCGTTGGATTTAATGACTGTGAATCCGGACACATCAGAAGGAGGCGCAGTTTTGCCTAGTATCTCAAGGAAGTTAGACGGAGCCGGTCCACGCCGACCAAGCGCATTGACGGCATAAATCCGTATCTCATATATACCTGGCGTCGTGTCATCAATCTGGAACTGGGCCACATCGACCGAGTACGAAAACCAATTACCTTCTCCGACCCGCCACTCCACAGTCCAGCGCAGGCCGTCAAGGTGATCCCACCCGATCAAGGCGCGTGACTTTACTTCTGTGCCGGTAAGGTAGAGCGATTCAGATAGCGTGATCCCAGTTACGGAAGCAGGCACTGTGCTTAATGAACTTGTTTTAAGCGGCTCAAGAACAAGATTATTGTCGATTGCATCGTACTTATCTGGCCGGTGCGCGAGCGCGCTAATCTCCAGTATGCCTGGCTCAGACTCGACAATACCAAGAATGCGCCATTGCTCCATAACTAACTCGGAAGCAGATAGAACCCACATTCCATCCGGCTGCGGGGCGCTTGAGAATGGAGCCGATACAGTCAATGCGGAAACGCTGCCTGTAACCGACACAACATCACGATTCTCAAGCGATCCATCAGGCATGACGCAGTAGAGCGTGTAAGACTTGAGCGCATCAAGAGTTACTGGCGCATCAATCGTGATGACCGTATCGGTGGCCGACATAACGCGGCCACCAAAACGCACGCCAGAGCGTACCGGGTCAATCGTACCGATGACTTCACCGGGGGCGCAATACGTGCCATCTAGTCCGCACTTAAACCCGACTGTCTCGCTAGCCAGCAACTCGGTCAGAAGGATGCGCCGGCCAAGTCGATGCGCCTGCCCACGGCTAGTGCAGCCAAAAGCGGTGACTTCTGTCTCAACTATGCCGTACTTTGCCACCCCTTCGTCATCCTGAACATACTCAATCTTCTGCCGGTATGCGTCGCTCGGGTCGTTCCATGTGACTAAAGCGACAGTGTGTCGGGCCTTCAGGCTTGAGCCTGAGTAATTGAATGCGCCTTCTATCACGTTTGCAGGCGTGAAGATCATGGACGGGTCGGACGGCTTATCCGCTGACGCCGTGATCGAACCCGCGCTCCAGAACGTGATACCGGCGAAGATACTAGCGAAGTTTGCAATGACCTTGTACGCCTCTTCGCGTGTTTGCAAGAACAGATTGCACGTAAAGCGCGGCTCCGTTCCGCCAAACCCATCAGGAACCAACTCGTCACAATATCTTGCGATGTCGTACAGCGACCACTTATCGACTTGCGCCTGGTCGATAAACGAGCCAAGGCCGTACCGCTCGTTGGTCAACAAGTCATAGAAGCACCACGCCGGATTGTCTGTCCAGGCGATTGAAAAAGTGCCATCCCATAACCCAGTATAAGCCCGAGTCGTTGGGTTGTAATTGCTCGGAATGCGTACTTTGATGCCGTAAATGTCATAGCCACGGCTAGGTATTGACCGAAACTGCGAGGCATCAACTTCAAGCGCGACAAGGGCGCTATTCGGATAAGTCAGCTTCGCATCAATAATCTCGGTGTAACTATCGAACCACGTTTTATTTACAAGATTCGTTGCAGAACTATCTGCCGTGATACGGCGCATCCGCACATCCCACGGGGCCGACCCTGTAAGCTCAATTCTGTAGCTGCGCTGATAACGGCTTGTTGTCTTTCCGCTGATTGTGTCTGATACCTTCTCAACGAATCCGCCGCCGTTGCTTTGAACATCAATTGCAATTTGCACTGACGATCCGGTAATATCTCCTGTTGTTGGCTCTTGATACGTTAGCTGCGGGATGGATAGCGTTACTCTGACCGCATCAGTATTATGGCTTGTGATCTGCCGGGTGACGGACACGGCGTTTTTAACTTCTGCGGATACAGCAACCTCGCTCTCAACAGACGGGAAGCCGGGTATATAGGTTTGTGACTGCGTGCCAACCCTGGATTCGACGCGAACACCAGAAAAATTGAATGTTCCGTCCGCGTTTTGCAGTGGCGTGCCGTCTAAATATACAGACTGCAAACCATTAACCAACCCGCCAATCTCCCCCTCGCTAACAACATCAATAATCCGTGCATACTGGCGCGAACGAAGGCTATCAGGAGACTCTGTAGGAACGTGCGCCTCACCAGAGCTTCCGCTTTTCCCACCACCTCCTCCGGAGCCAATTACATCAAGCTTACTCATGCTATTTGCTCAACAGAAAGGCCAGCAGAAGCAACTTGCGAACCACCAATAACGCGCCCATAGCGCAACGATACTGGGTTATTTTGGGCAGCAGTATTGACCGTGCCGTCGAAGGCGTATGAAGGCTTATTGTTTGCGGCCTCGTTAGAACCAGATGCCTGAGATTTAGGGGTAGTGAAAATCATTTCAGCAACGCCGCCAACAATCAAAGCGTATGCGTAGCCGTTCCACCAAGCCATAGCCGGGACGAACCAGCTAATGACCAGCATCACAACACCTAGAATGATTCGTCCAACAGCCCCAGCACCAGCCACAACAGGAACAATCTTGAGCGTTTTTGCGCCACCAACCGGGTTGTGCAAACCGTCTTTGTCTCGCTCTTCTTTCCCCACGATAACCTTGTAACCTGGTTCGCTATTTTCCTGTATATGGCGCTTGAATCCAGGCATGATCGTGCACAAAGCGCGGACGGCCTCGGCGGGGGTCTTCACCTCTAGATTGATACGCCGACCGAATTTTTTAGCCAGATGGCCGTAAAGCATCACCGCGATCATGCAAGGCTCCTATGGCGTAGAAAATGAGTTGCGCACTTCATCCAGTACCCGCCGTACACGTCACGGCTGGATAAGCGGCCTTCGCAATGCTGGAGAATTAAGTTGTTTCCGAGATAGATAGCGGCATGGTTTGGAACCGCAGAACGAGCCATCATCAAAATGGCGTCGTGTTCTCTGAGGTCTTTCTGCTCAATCAGGAAGAAACCGGCCTCTTCGAAATTGTCCATGTAAAGGTTTTCACCCTTCTCCCACCACCGTTCGCCGCGTGCGTAGTCTTTGAAGTGAATGCCGATTTCCTTGTAGTAGTCTCGGCACAGCGAGAAGCAATCAAGCGATCCGTACACGTATGGCCGACCAATCGGCGGGGCTTTATATCCTGACGGCTCGGTGATGGTAAAGTTTCCAACCGGGTGATTGACGATCAACCAGGGAACGCCGTGCGCCTCAATACCTACCTTATCGGACATGCTCGGAATAGGCGGCTCACCGACATGCGAATGCACGATAGCGACAATCTCGCCTTTATCCTCAACAGCGGCATAGTCTTCCTCTTCGATCTGGAAAACGTCGTGCTTGTACGGGTCGTTAGCAAACACGTTTCGGCATGGCGTATAAATAAGCTTACCTTTCACCACTGAGGCCAGTCCGCAACACTCACGCGGGGCACATTCTGCTGCATGGGTTTGGCGGAACGGAGCCGCGCTTTACGTGCAATCTGTTCTTGCAAACACGCGAAGAGGCGTACAAGGTCATTGCAAACTTCGCTAGTATCTTCGCCGGTATCATGTTCTGGA